CGCGGAACTATCGCACTCGGTGGACGTATCTGTGCGACTACAGCGGGGGCTTACGTTGTCAGTAGTGTTTCCAGCTGTTGCACATTTATGCGGAAGAATAATCTCTTGGTCGGTAGTGAGTGTCGTTTGCAGGCACGTCCGGGAAGATTGAAGGACTACATTGTATCCCTGGATGCCCCTCCCAATTTCCTTGTTGGCAGTGAACAAGATGTTTGGGGTACATTGCCAGGAGGGGGTTATCCTTTTCTACGGAGTAAGAGAGTTAGGGATAAAGTTGCCGACACTTGTAGAAAATTCTTGCCAAAAGGGTTGTATCGTTCACCAGAGCGCGATTGTGGCGATGTCAGAGACTCCATTGAGGAAGAATCAGGAACCCAGTTTCGATGTGAGCGGGAGTCAAGGATTATGAGTGGAATCAATCCTCTTTGGGGATCCTTCTGGACCACAGCAGGCAAGCCGACCAAACTCAAGCACGGAGCTATGCGGTACAAAAGTGAAGTAAGAAAGTTTGCCCATGAAGTGTGGCAGGAGTCCAGACCCATCCTTCGTGAACGACCTAAGTGTGGGTATTTTGGACGGCATACAGTTGGGGGAAAATCCCCCATCCCACCTTCATTCTACAGAGGAGTTGGGATGTACCACATGTCCGGCTGCGTTTGTAATTGTATACGCGCCCTTCAGGGCCGTTACATGAGAGCACGTTATCGTCCCAACCGTTTCAGCATGGGTTCGATGGTTGATGAGCTCATTGGGTTGGTGGACCAGTTCGTAGAAACCATTCATCCAGTCAGGAAGTATGAACATCTGCACCCCGCAGCCTTGGCCGACGCAGCTTCAGTAGTTGGACGTGAGTTCATGGATGTTCTAAATGTTCCCACCTCCTATGATTCCAATGGAAACCGTGTTGTTGCTGTTAGAACGGTGCCTGTGTCTTACAGCACGTACATTGGAACACGAAGACGGAGGAAGAAGAGAGTGGAGTATTCAAAGCACCTCATCGACTTCTTAATGCAGGGAAGACAGACAATCAAAGCGTCAATGTTTGTGAAGTCCGAAAATCTCGGTGGCTTCACTCCAGGAGTTCCGAGATTGATCATTAGTCCAGGAGTACAGTTTACTGTAGGCTATGGGCGCTATGTCTGTGAACAAGAAGCTGATGGGGTAGCCTCCGGTATTTCCACAATCAAGTCCCACAAGTCGTTCCACAACGTCACCATGCGCATCAACGAGGCTAGAATTGAAGCTGATACCGTTGAAGTAGTTGGCATCGCCTTTTACCTCTGCTTTGACGGCGAAGCGTGGGACAGTTCATTGGGACGAGCTCTTCGTGCAACAATAGAAGTTCGCTATGTATCGCGCACAATTGGGTTCCCGCATTCACCATCAGGGTTCTCGCCTTGGCGGTACATAAGCAAAACATGGCGAGGTGTATGGTATTCATTTGAGGGGATACTCAAGGCTTTTATCCCCTGGATGCGTCTTTCCGGAACTGCAGAGACGAGTTGGAACAACCTGATCATCAATACCGTAATCCATCTCTGGTTATTAGTGTACTTGTATACTGTGTGTTTTACGAACGCTATCCGTCGAGTTTTCGTCGAAGGAGATGATGCCATCGCAATTGTCAATTCATGTTCCTTAGCTAGCGACCCCCATATGACAAAGTACCAGAATGCTCTTTTGGGCCTCGGCATTAGGCCCAAGACAAAAATTGCGGCGTATTGCTCGAGTATCCCGGCAACAGAAACTCACAGAATG